ACGACGGCGAGTGTTGCACCAGCGGCAACCCGAAAAGTAGCCGTAGCCTGTGCAGGCTGGGCGCGTTCTACGCCCAGGCGTTCGCCCAGAGCGTCCAGCACATAGCCCCGCGCATATTGCAGGGTTCTTTGTTTCATCTTGTCGTTGAACTCGTTATACAGGCCGACCAGCACTGCAACAAGAGCCTCACCAAAGATGCGGCGCTCGTCGCCGGGGTACAGCGGTTCGTCGCAGTAGTCCATCAGCGATCCGATGATGGTTGTATAGATTTTTGCGCTGTCGGTCTCCACAAAATCAAAAGATTGTGCCATACGGTATCACCCCCTTTTCAAAGTTCGGTCACATCGGCGGTCACGGTATACCGTCCTTGCGTTCCGTCCGATTCCCCGACGCGAATTTCGTTGACGGTCACACGCGGCTCATAGGTCTCAATGAGCCATTCGGCATCCTGCATGACCTCGGGCGCAACCGTTTCGACCGGCCGGTCGATCATGCGAGGATCCAGTCCTTTAACCCGCTCAAAAGGGTTTTCTCCACGGTACAGCTGCAAGAGGTTTTGTACACACACTTGCGGATGTCCGTTTCCACTTGCTCTCATGATATCAAGCCCCCTTAAGGTTTCTTTGCGGCTTTGTCCGACTTGGATGCCGTGGCGTTCATCGCTTGACGTTTTGCCATAATATCATCGACATGTTTCCGCGCTGCCGCTTCATTGCCCTTAGACGATGATTTCTTTGATGACGACGAGCCGCTTGATTTTGTCGACGTGCTTGTCAGCTGTGACTTTTTGCCCTCGCTGTACTCCTCCATCGAGATTGCAATTTTGCATGATATCATGTCGCCCGCCGGAGTCAGCTGCACCTCAGACGTAGACACCTGCTTCAGCATCATCTTTGGAGGCCCGAACCGCTTCGAGCCGATGGTCAGAGGATAGGACTGCCCAATCAGGCTTTCCCATTCCTCAATCTGCGCTCGGGGATCAACGCCCAGCGCGGCATAGTATCGGGTCTCAAAAGAGATCGTCCGCAGTTCGCGGCCTCGGGTATTGGTCGGCTCTGTGCCGCTGGTGTCATTCTCACTGTCGGCTTTCAGCTTCATGTCGGTCGAAAACCCGTCGAACGGCACTACCTTAGAGGGAGAGACAAGGAAGCCTTTCGGCCCCCATCTGACCATATATGCCATGTGTTATCCCTCCTTAGTGTGGTGTGCTGGTCTCGCCGTCCGGGCAGGTGTGCGTATGCGCGTTGAATGCAGCGGTCGGCGTAATCATGTCCGATGTCGTGACGTTCTCCTGAACATTGACCGAGCCTTCCAGATCGTGATTCCAGTCGCCATCCATCCGTGCCAGCACAATCCCTGTGCAGTCGTCGAACTCCACAAAGGCAATCGGCATGCCTACCTTGAGACAGCCGACCAGATAAAACGGCACGGTCAGCGTGCAGGATACCGCGCCGGGGTTGTTACAGATGACCGCCGTTGCCTCATATTTGCCGGGGAGCGTCGAGACCTGCCCCTTTTTGATTTCTGCCATATCAATAGCCCTCCAATGGTCTGCGAAAAAATACCTTGCTCATGCCTCGGCTGTAATCGTTGCGCACATGATCCAAAAAGCCCTTGCCGTCCCAAGACGGCGCACGAGCGTTTTTCAGCTCGACGGTGGATGCGGCTGCGTATCCGGTCAGGATGCGGGAGCGCACAAAACCAGCTAGACAGCCTTTGTTTTTCGACCGCAAGAGGTTCTTTGCGAATCGCTCGGCCTCGGCGTTGCTGCTGATCCTGCCGGGGTTTGGTGCCTTATAAACCCTGTTCGCACCGTTGCTGACCGCATAGCTGCCGGTGTCACTGCCGCTATAGCAGCCCGGGTTTGTCAATATAGCTGTAATCGCCGTCAATCGTTACGTTCAGTTCTTCGGTCGCGTCCTGGGCCTCCATATATGGCTCGGAATAGAGGATCAGCCGCTTGTCATAGACCAAAAACGCGCAGCCCTCAAGAGCCGCGCGGCGGTGGAGAAAGCGGAAGTCGCTCTCGCCGGTCTGCTGGATGTAGGTATAGAGCTGGTCGGTCACGCCGTAGCTCTCAAATGTCAGGCCGTTGCGTGCCGCAATCTCCTGGCCGAGCTGCAACAAGCCAACCTGCTGCCAAGCCTTGTTTTGTACCTCAAAGCCGGTCGCCGGGGCGGACTGTGCGCTCAGGTCATACAGGCCATTGCGCGGCGTTGCGGCGGTCAGGAACATAGTCCCGGTGCCGATGGTGCCGTAGTCCACCTTGATCTCGTCACCGATCTGCGGTGCCCATGTGTCCCATATAGCATTGACATCGTTGACCCGCAGGAGCAACGTGTCAGACTGCCCGGCGGCGTACATGTCGTGGTAGCATGTATTGATGGATACGTCTGCCGTGATATCAACATCCTTATAGGTAATCTGGATCATGTGCTGCGCCTCCACGGCGGCAAGGTCTCGGGCAGAGTCAGCGCTGCCGCGTCCGGGATCACCAGTTCGACCCCTGCGTCAAAAATCAGCGTGTCGCAATGGTCCAGATTGGCCGCGATGATCGCGCTGGCCTGCTTCTCGTCGTCATAATATTTCAGGGCGAGACCATCAAAGGTATCGCCCTGCACCGTAATATGTGTCTCAGCCATAGACCGGCTTCCCCCTTCCGTTCCACCATTCCTCAAGCATGTCGAGGAATTCCGGGTACTCGTCGCGGATCGCCTCCATGATGGACTGCTTGTCCGCCATGCCGGTGACGGTGATCTGGGGCGCGAAGGTCACGCCGCCCAGGTGGATGCCTCCACCGCTATCAGACGTTGAGCCAGACAGCGAGAAATCGGACGCACCAAGCATCTGCCCGGCCTTTGCCCAGTAGGACAGGTTCTGCGAGCGATAGCGCGGGTCAAAGCTGATGATTGCCTCGGTGCCAGCCTCGCCAGCGATGGACACGCCGTCGGTGAAACCGCCCTTGGCGTATGCCTTGACATCGCCACCGAACAGCCCGCCGATTGCGTCTTTCGCGCCGCTGTACAGGCTGCCGATGACCGGAATGCTCTCGATCTTCTCATTCAGCCAGGCAAGCTTTTCGCCAATCCAGCCAAAGAAGCTGCCCGCTGCATTCATTGCCGCAGTGAATGCGCCAGAAATTGCACTGCCGATACCGCTGAAAATATTGACGACGGCCGCCCACAACTCAGATGCCTTGACCTTGACCGTATCCCAGTTCTGCCAAAGGGCAACGCCTATGGCAATCAGTGCGCCAACCGCTGCCACGACCAAGAAAACCGGACTTGTCAATGCAGCCATAGCCGCCTTGAGCGCTCCGGTTGCTATCGTTGCCGCCGTAATCGTTCCGTTTGCAATACCCATCGCAGTTGCTTTTATTCCTTCTGATGCGGCCGTTATAAGATTTTGTTCTCCAACTTGGATTGTCGCAATTTTGTATGCGACAAATGCACCGGTCAGGCCCGCCACAATCGGAATCAAGATGTTTGCATTATCCTTGACCCAGCCGATGGCATTGCTCACGCCATCCAGCGCAGACGCCGCCTTGTCAAAAGCAGCGCTGACAGTGTCGGAAAATCCGGCAAAGTCAACGTCCTGTGTCAGCTCCAAAACCTTGTTCAGGATTTTGGAAAAGCCTTCGCGCACAGACGTTGTGACCGGCTCGATCCGCTCGCCCATTGCAGCCGCTGCGTTGTTATAATCCCAGGTTGCGCTCCTTGCTTCTTGAATGCTTGCCGTAGTCTCGTTGTACTTATCAGCGGCATCTCCGTACAGCTTGGTTAGGGTCTCAGTGATTAGGGCTTGTCGTTCTGCCTCGGTATTGCACTCAGACAGGGCGACGTTGAAAGCATCCTCAGCGGTCGTTACATCATCAGACATATAGCCCGCGAACATTTCTGCCGCCTCGCTTGACCAGTTAAGGGCATCAGCTAAAGCGCCCGTCACTGTGCCGACCTTTGCGGTCTCGCCAGCGGCTTCGGCCAAGTTCTCAACAGGGAGTGCGTCTTGATAAACGCCCATCGTTCCT